GCGACGGCTGAGACCGCGTTGGGTAACGAGATCAAGTTTGCCCTGGATCGCACGCTGCGGGCTATGGTGCGCGAGGCGCGTCCCCTGGCTTTCGTGATGGAGAGCACGATCTCCGCTTCCTCTGGTGGCGGAGCGACGTATTCCCTGGCGGACGACGTGTACGAGTTGATCTACCCGTCCATCCGCCACGACTCTACGCCATACGAGCCCCTACAGATCATCACGCAACAGCAGTACGACAACTCATCGTTGCCTCTGCTGCTGACCGCTTCCGGTAGGCCGCGACACGCGATGCTGGTGAAGCGGAGTTCTACGACGGGGGCATGGCAGCTTCGCCTGTTCCCGACCCCGGATGCCAGCTACACGATCAACTACAGCTACCTGGGGTTGCCCACGCAGATCACATCGGTGACCGCTGACGGTACGCAGTTGGATTATCGGTTCCCCCGCGATCTGGTGGACGGGTTGATCCACGGTGCTTCGTTGATGTTTCCGCAGTATTTGGGGGCGGACCAGCGCGTAGTATTCGAGGCCATGTACCGCACGGCCGTTTCGGATTTCCGTAAGTCGGCGGCGGGCATGGACGGGGCGTTCTATCAACGCAACCCGTACAGCATTCCTGGAAACGCACAAGGGGAGGCGTGGCCTTCCTCCATTTATACGGGATCTCCGGTGGGGCGATGATTCGATGGCAACCCGAAAACTCACCGCGCATGTCGATCGGTTCGCGGGGCTATCCGATCGGTCGATCCCCGTCCAGAACACTCGCATTGAGTGTGCTGACCTTCTGAACCTGGACTTCTCCGAGCGGGCCATGAAGGTCCGCCAGGGATTCTCTCGTCTCAACAGCACCCCCTTCAAAGACTGTTGTGCCTCCCTCGACGGGTACAACGACTTTGGTCGCATCAAAGGCATGTCGTTCGCCTCGGGTGATCGCTTCGGCTTCGCGTGTGAAATCCAGATCCGAGCGTACACGACCTCGACTAACGCCACCGTTCTTTCGCGTGGGTATGACACGGGAGCAAATCGTTTCGTTCATTGCTACTATGATTTCTCGTCCACGGGTTCTTGGGTCGTCAAGGTCTACGATGCGACCGCAGGCGTTTTGAAGACCTGGACCGTTACCGATGGTGATGCCGCGCGCACGCAGATCATGGCGAACCGTCACCTGGAGTTCTACAACTCCTCGGGCACGACCTGGACGTTTCGTGTGCGGGATGGCGCGGGCACAGAGATCGGCTCCGACGCGCTCTCGACGATCGGGTCGTTCATCACCACGTCCCTCGATTTCTGGGTGGGCGTGGATACGACAGCGGGTACGGATGCTCCATCTGCGGCGGATACGTCCTACGGGCCGTTCAACATCTCCGATCTACGCTTCCTGAAGAACTCGGCGGGTAGCATGGGGACAACCGTCTTCAACGCAGCCACCGCACAGATTACGGGAAGACAACTCCGTTCATACGTCGGGGAGTATGCAGCATCGACGAACAACGGACTCTATGCCTATTTCCCGATGACCGAGGGGACCGGGAATCAGAGTGTCGATGCTTGCACGAGTTCCACGACGGTCATTCAATGGGGGGCAGCGGGCCCGGATTGGGTCACGGACAACACCCTGAAGTTCGGCCAATCGGCCCTGAAGTTCGGAGGCGAAGATGGCGAAGTCATCTGGAATCTTGGGGGAGGGGCAACCGGAACCACTTCAACCATCATCTTCAAGAACTCCGGTACCGGAACCACTGGATACCGGAAGTGGCTCGTTAGCTTCGTATTCGTCCCGCTCCTGGCAACGGGTGAAACGACCGTTCGAGATCAAACCCTGCTCTGGTGGGGCACTGACACAACGAACCCCGCCCCGCTTGGAGTCCGAGTAGTCTCCAACCAGATCCGCACCTACTTCCAGGACAACGCTTCAACGAAGACGCAGGATGTGGTGCTCGACCTGGCGGCGAATGTGAACAAGCGTATTCGTGTGTCGGTCGTCTACACGGACGCCGCCACACCGAGCATCCGAACGATACTCGCCGTCGAGGGTTCGACGGGAAACTACCCTACTGTCACCACGAATCTGAACGCGACGGACTACGCCACACCCTCGGACTTCGTGTGTGTCGGTCGTCTCTGCACGTCGTTCACCTACCCGTACACGTTCAACGACCTTTCGGCCTTCGGGATCATCGACGACATCGTGATCTTCAAGGATTACTACACGGGCAACGGCACGGGCCCCTACATCCTCCCCGGCTACCAGTTCCGGGAAATCAACATCTCCGAGGTGGTGAGTGGCAACACCCCGGCTACCCCGTCGAACCTCATCCAGATCGTTGCGGGTTTGCGTTTGAACGACGGCACCGGGAATAACCTCGCAACCATCGGCAACGCCACTTCACAGACTGCCTACCTCTTCCCTGAGGGGGCGGACGGGATTTGGTGGGACAACGGGTTCGTCACCCTCGCTGATCCGCCGGAGATCGACCTGATCCAGGATTTCTCCAGGGTGGGGCCGAAGGGTGAATTGATTTCGGAAACGATGGTTCTCTGCGGCGGGGGGCTCTGGGGGTTCAATCAGAGCACGGCTGCGATCCGTCCTCTCGGGTTCATCCCGAAGACGGGGAAGGCGAGCTATACGCAGTATGGGTCTGTTGCGTACATTGGCCGAGGCAACGGCCATCGGCCTTTCCGCTGCTATGGGTCTTCTACCTACCCGATGGGTATTCGTGCCCCGGTGGTCGCGTGTACCGCAGCGGCGGCTGCGGGAGCCGGGTTTGCGGCGGGCACCTGGTACGTCTACTACACCTTCCGCAATCCGCAAACAGGTGTCGAAAGCAATCCGTCGCCGTATACGGCGGTCACCACGTCGGGAGGCAACCTCTCCATCTCGGTGACGCTCCTGCAACGTTCCAGTGAGAAGCAGGTGGGACAGCGCCGTATTTACGTCGTAGGTACTGCCGGTTCGATTACAGGCACGGCCTACCTCGCTGCGACGGTGGAGGAGAACCGATCGACCACGGTTGCGGTGACGATCTCTGCGGCGGGTACGACGAACACGCTTACCTATACTGCCAATCGAGAATCCCCCACGGGGTCGCTGGTGCGCGTCTACAAGGACCGCATGTGGGTTGCTGGAATCCCGTTGTTCCCGACCCGCCTCTATTACTCGGCGGTCGGGAACATGGAGGAGTTCAACTGGTCCACGGGATATGTCGATGTGGACCTGGACTCCGGTGATCCGGTGGTAGGGTTGACCACCATGTATGATCGTCTGGTGGCGTACATCCGCGACGGTCGCGTGTTCATCACGGCGACGGGCGATACGACCACTCCGTTTCTCCTCAACTTCGCATCAAGGAACCTGGGTGCGGTGGCGCACAACGCGATCATCGCCGCCGACCATCCTCCCGTGGTGAACGACAAGCAGGGCTTGCATGTCTTCATGGCGGACTCGCAGATCGCGCTGTGGGACGGTGGCGGTACGGAGAACCTGTCGTCGCCACCGGGCTTCGACAAGCCTTCGATCGAATACACCTACCGGGCGAAGCTCAATCGCTCGTACTCGTACAAATGGACGGCGGCACCGTACAGCTTGAGACGACAACTGTGGTTTGCCGTGTCGTCGTCCTCTTCTACTAAGTGCGACATCGTGCTTGTGTTCGACGTGGGCCAGGGGGTATGGACCCGTCATCGCCTGGACGCAGAGTTCTTGCAGGAGATCGACGACACCACCGGAACCCCGTGTATGATGTTCGGGTCGCACGGGTATCTGTGCAAGGTGGGTGGGCAGGATTTCGACGGGTTGAGCGCCGTGTTCTCTTCTCTGGCTTCTTCAGGGAGCGCGTACTATGCGGTAACGCAGACCGCGATGACGGCGGATGCGTACAACGGCCTCATTGCACACGTCTACGACACCAGTGCTTCTCGGTATTATCTGGCGCGCATCGTCTACAACACGACGACGGAGCTTTATCTGGATACGAGTGGAACATCCCTCCCCACCTTGGCTACGAATGATATTGTGGCGATCGGTGGCATCGGAACCTACGCCGATTTCGTGATGGACTTCGGCTCGGTTCTTTCCTTGAAGCGAGCCCGTTGGTTGTCCTTTGGTGCGTATCTACCGCAGGACGGCTACATCCTCGGGTGTGTAGCCCCGTATTCCCTCTCCCGCACGCTTTCATTCGCATCGGCCACCGACTACGCGGCGACCTACACCACCACGGTCGGACCCAAGGCCGAGGCGCTGGTAGGGGGACTCGCCCGGGCGTTCATCGTGCGCATTGGTGGCAACCAGTACGTCACCGATATTGGAAGCCCCACGTTTTTCGCCAACTGGTTCATCACCGAGTTTGCGATGGAGGCCGAGGAGGTGGAGGCGCGATGAGCTTCGTCCCCAACCTCCCCATCCCCCCGCAGATCACGAATCCGCAGCTACGGCAATGGGCCGAACAGTTACGGGAGATGGTGTCGTTCTACCTGCTCGCCGTACAGCAGCAGGTGACGGATCTTGCGGCCGTGGTGGACGCCATCTCCCCGAGTACGGGTTCTGGGAATGGCGTGACCGTAACGGTGGATTTCTCGACGGGGGCCGACCTGGTGCGGAAGGTGGTGACAGGGCAAACCTGGGTTGCTGCCGGGT